TGGAAAGATCGAGTTTCAGCATGTCAGTAGCTCGCCACCTGGTTCTTGAGGACAACCGTGCACATCTGCCCGGCCACGCTGTCATAGGCCGCCTGCCAGTCGAAGCTGGCCTGGATACCCTGGGGCCCCTGGATTTTCACCCGAGGCCGCGGGAGATAGACCGCATGCGCCGTGATGGTCAGGCTGACATTCGCGGAGATCACCCAGGAGAATTCCAACGACGCGGAACTGCCGTTCAGCGCCTGATCCATCAGCGTGGTGTCCGCGAACCGCACATCGATCTTGCCGGTCAGCGCGGCAATGGACGGGTCCGCCCCGTCGATGCGGCCATCGCTGCGGATGGTCTCGATGCGCTCAACATTGTTCGCATAGGTCAGATCGGCCGAGACGATATTTCCCAGCGCCGTGCCGTTCCGCTTGATCGCCCCGTTGAAATGCCCGAAGCGCTGCAGGGCATAGGCCGTTGGCGTGCCAGCCGCCGTGGCGGTGGCGACGTTCTCTCCCTGCGCCACCAGCTTGACGTCCGCCGTCAACAGCCCCGAGCGCTGCATGGCGATGCTGAACTGGTCCAGCACACAGCCTGTATACATGGCAAAGCGCGGGATCTCGGGCATCGCCACCTCTATGGCCATGCTGGGCAGGCTCCACGAGCCCGACTTGAAGGTGTGGGTCTTGTTGGTGGTCCCCGTGGTGGTCGGATTGCCGAACGCCGCCTTCAGCCAGAAGCCGAAAGCCTCGGCATCGAGCGGCACCGTGATGTCCCCGTCGGCCGTCACCGCATCCTTGATCGGCGCCAGTGGATCACGCCCGTATCCCAGCAGTTCCGAGGCCAACAGCGGTTGCTCGGCCCCCAGTGAGGCGCTGGCAAAGGGCATCTGCATGAAACCGCTGGTGGGTGAGGTGCCATAGGTGGTCTCGAACGCGGCCGCCAGCTGCGACCGCGCGCCTTGGGCGCGGGGCATGGGTTGGTCCTTTCGGTTTGTCTTGGCTCAGGAAAGCGGATCTGCAGTCGAGTAATGAAGCACTACCGGCACGACCGCCGCCTTGAGGCTCGCCGCCCCCTCGACGGGCAGATCGACGGGGCGCGGCGCTTCAGCCTCGGTCCAGTCGCAGAGGTCACCCAGCGTTCGGTCGGCGGCAAGGGCTGTGCCGATGGCTGAGGTCAGCACATCAAACGCCGCATCCCGGTCGGCGGGCGTCTTGCCTTGCACGACCACCTCGAGCTCCGCCCGGTACTCATAGTGGTAGCGCAGCGGCGACAGCGTCACCTCCGGCGCCCCCGGTTCTCCGTCGCGCAGGATCAATAGCCCGTCGGCCGGCACGCGTTCGGGCAGCACCTCGCCGCGCAGGACGGTGGCAGGTACTGTTTGCAGGGCGGCAAGCAGGGCCTGCAGGATGGTTTCTCGGGTTGACGGCATGGTTTCCGCATCGGGCCTTTCATTTGGCAAATGATCGTGCTAGGTATTACTCATGGATACTATCGGAGATTCTTCACATGGGTGCCATCAGACCAATCGCCGTCAAGCTCGACCAGGACCTGCGCGACCGCCTGCAGCACCTTGCCGAGGCGCGCGACCGCTCCACTCACTGGTTGTTGCGCAAGGCGATCGAGCAGTTCGTCGAGCAAGAGGAAAAGCGCGAAGCCCTGCGCCAGGATGCCCTGAACGCCTGGGCCGAATACCAGGAAACCGGTCTTCATGTCACACATGACGAGGCCGATGCCTGGCTGGCACGGCTGGAAGCGGGCGAAGAGGCAAAGGCCCCTGAATGCCACGAGTGATCTGGACGCCGGCCGCGCTTGGCGACGTCGAACGGCTGTTTGACTTCCTGAAAGACAAGAACCCGCTGGCCGCGCGCCGAGCCGTGCGCGTAATCCGCGAGGGGTTGAACCTGCTGGCTGACCAGCCGCAGGTCGGCCGCCCGGTCGAGAACATGGAGCCGGAATTCCGCGAATGGCTGATCAGCTTCGGCGACAGCGGCTATGTCGCGCTCTACCGTTTCGATGGCGAGGACGCCGTCATCCTTGCGGTTCGGCATCAGCGCGAGGCGGGGTATTGAGTGCGGTTCCGTGACTGCCCTGCGTCGCCGTGAAGAACTGGTGTCAGGACCCGCTTTCGGCCCCGCGCCTCACGATATCCGTCAGCCGCGCAGGCAGATCGCGCCGCCCGTGCAGGAAATCGACAATGATCACCCGGTCGGGCTCATCCACGAACACGATCAGATGCTCGCCGCAGCGGGTGAAGCGCAGATCTTCGGGCAGGCGCGGGTCGATCACCTTGGCGCAGCTCTGCCACGGCGCCTCGCCCCGCGCGATTGCCGCGCAGCGGTCGATCAGGTCGGCTTCATAGGCCTCGGCCTGTCGCGGGCCAAAGGTCTCAAGGGTCCAGAGCGCGATGTCGACGAGCGATGCTTCGGCTGCCCGCGTCAGGCGCCAGGGCTTGCCGCTCACCTCGCCGACCGCGCGGCGCGGAACGCCCGCCTGATCGCGTCCTCACCCGAGCCCTCGGCAAGATCGCCGCGTCGTGCCTGGTCCAGGCCGGTCTCGAGCCGCGCGCGCAGAGCAACGAGTTGCGCCTCCTCGCGCTCCAGGAGCCGCAACCCCGCGCGCAGGGCCTCGCTGGCGTTCTGATATCGCCCCGAGGCGACCAGGCGATCGACCAGCGCGGACTGGCTTTCGGTGAGGACGACGTTTCTCGTGGCCATGACGCTTTCTCCTTCGATTGGCAATATATGCCAATCTGGGGAGGCTGTCGACCATGGGCTTCAGAGGCGGGTTTCAAGCCAGTTCGCCGCGATCAACCCCGGCACGCTGTCGAGCGCGCGCTCCGCGTCGCGGTCCAGATCGAGCCGCTTGCGCAGCCTGACCTGCGGGACCAGCAGAAAGATCGGCACGGTGGCGCGGCCCCGGCCGGTTTTCGACCGCGACGCCACGCCGAGGCCCTTGGTGTTCAGCCGCCCGTCGGCGACCAGCAGGCTTGGCCCGCGCCGGCGGTAGGCGAACCTGAGCCGCATGCCGCGCCGCCTTTCCCACTCCCCAGGTGTCAACCGCGCGCCGCCACGCCCCTTGCCGGCGGCGGGCAGCGGGATCGCCAGCCAGAAGCCCGCCTTCGAGCGGATCAGCACGCCACGATCATGGGCCGAGACGATCTCGGGGGCGTTCGACCAGACGAAGGCCGCCGCATCGAGACTGTCGGTGTGCTGCGGATAGGTGCGGTTACGGATGGTGCGCGGCAGGCGGTGGCCCAGCCCCGCGCCGGTGATCTGCCGGCGCCAAGCCTGTTTCAGGTCCCCTCCGGCCTCGGCCATCGCAGCCTTCACGGCCCGCTCGCCGGCGCTGATTTCTTCCCGCAACATGGCGACGAGATCCGGCTCGAAGTCGATCTTCAGCTTCACGCCGGCACCAGTTCCAGTGTCCAGATCAGCCGATCCCGGTCCCGCTTCGGCTCGCCCTGGATGGTGAAGTTGTCGGCCCCAATGCTGATGCCATCGCCGGGCCTGGGGTTCGCCATCTCGGATGTCCGCACATCGACCAGCGTGGTCTCCGACAGGATCTGCGCCGACCCGAAGCTTGTGACATCATCCGGCGCCTTGCGGATCACGCGGATGGGCTGCGGCGCCCCACCGGCCGGATACCAGGTCGCATCCACCGCCATGTTGATATCAGCAAAGAGCACATCCATGGCAGCAGCAAAGGCAGTCATGCCCGCCCGCCTCAGTTCGAGGAGAACAGCCGCACGGCCAGCGCCGGGCGCTTGTTGACCGGCAGGATCGAGGCCTCGGTAAGGAGATTGATGCCGTCGCCGCGCTCGCGCGTCATCTGGCGGGCGTAAAGCTCCAGTCCGACGGTGTTGGCGGTCTCGATCAGGTTGGCCGGCGCCCCGTAGGTGGTGAAGGTGTCGATGGTGCCCATCGGGAAGGCAATGCCTTCGCCCGCCGGGATCAGCCGCTCGGTGGTGCCGTTCGAGAGCGCGACGGAGGCGTTGTATTCCTCGAACAGGATGCCGGCGAAGGGGAAGGCGCGGCGCATGTCCTCGCGCAGGGGCTGGGCGCCGGAGGCGTAGTACTGATAGGCGGTCTCGACAGTCGGGTGCCCGATCAGCTTGTCGAAGAACTCCGGGCTGACAAGCGCGCGCACCCCAGTCATGGTTTCGCCCTTCAGTTCGGTCTCGATCTGGCGCAGCACCGCGCGCACCTTCTGCTGCACCTTGGTGCCGGCGGTGCCGAGGACGAAGTCGGTTTCCTGCCGGGTGATGCCGAACTCGGTGAAGTAGTCGTAGAGCGTGGTCCCGGCACCATCCTTGACGATGCCGCGCAGGGCGTTGATCTCCATGTATTCGCGGGTCTGGGCGTGCTTGTTGCGCATGAGCGTCAGCTTGCGGGTCATGACCGCAACCAGCGGATCGGCATCGTTGCCGGAACCGATCGCCCGCACGCCCTGGATATCGGCGGGCAGGATCACGTCGTTGTGCGGGATCCACGGCACCGCGAAGGAACGCATGGTGCGTCCCTCGCGGGTACCGACGGTGGCGGGCGCACCGAGCGGCACCGAGGGCAACAGCGACAGAACGCCTTCGCGGGCCTCGATCACGACGGTGCGCTGGGTGATACCCTCGAAACGGAACAGGCCGAGCTGGCCGAGGCGGGTGTAGATATTGGGCAGAATGTTGATGGCGCGGGTCATCTCGGCAAGCGAGTAACCGCCCGCGTCGAACGGGTTCAGGATGGTGGGCATGGGGGAGTCTCCGGGTAAAGGTGTTCGGATCAGGCTGCATCGCGCGGCACGATCCCGGCGGCGGCCAGCTGGCCTTCCTTGGTGGCGATCTTGGCGGCCGTGGTGACGGTGGCGTCAAAGTTCAGCTGCGCCTTCGAGACGATGGCGGGGCCACGGGCGACCACGAGGCCGGTTGCGTCGGCAGCGGTGGCGTCCACCGCCTCGATCAGCACCGCGACGGCAACTTGCGACCCATCGGTGCCGGTATCTGGCGAGAGCTTGTACTTGCCGCTGGCGGTAATCTTTCCAAGGACGGCGCCGAGGGGATAAATGGTGCCGGCCAGCAGGGTCACGGTCTCGCGGCAATAGTCGGGGTTTTCCTCGTACTTGAGGAGATCGCCCATGGAGGGCGGCTGGGTGAGAACGGGCATGATTGCGTTCCTTCATCTCTGGGGGGTGTCAGGCCGATTGGCTGGCCGCAGCGGCTTTCGCGGCTGCGATCAGCGGACTTTCTGTCGGTGCGGGGTCGGCCGTGGGCGGCGCGATGGAAGCGACGATGGCGGCATCGGTGGTCTTTGCCAGTTGTTCCAGCACCGCCCGGCGCAGGGCATCGGGGGAGGTGCCGGCACGCACCGCCTCGGCGGCATCGATGGTGAGGCCGAGGCGCGAGGCCTGCGCCGCGATCTCGGCAATCTCGGCCGCCTGGGCACGGATCTGTTCGGCGGTCTCGGCATTGGGTGTGGTGGCAGGAGGTGCCGAAGGGGTCACCGTGGCAGACCCGTCAGCCGGGCTCACTGCCGGAGCCGGCGCCGGATCTTCTGCCGGCGCACCAACTTCGGGCGTTGCCCCCATTTCGGACGCAGTCGCCCCGGCCTGCGTTGTCTCTTCCGCCGCCTGCGCCGCAGGTTTTGCATGCGGTTCGCCTTTCACTGCCATGGTGTCGGTCCTTTCCTTGTCGAGAGATTTGCGTGTGGGGGTTCGGGTGAGTGGTGGGGCGTTGATCGCGGACAGCAGGGTGGCATGGGCACTGTCCAGCGTGGCAATGCCATCGGCCAGCCCGGCCGCCACCGCGTGCTGGCCGCGGTAAATCGCGGCTTCGGTGGCGGCGATGGATTCCGGGTTCATGCCCCGGGCGCGTGCCACCCGGGCCACAAGCCGGGCATAGAGATCGTCGACGTCGGCCTGGATGCTGGCCAGGGCCTCGGGCGAGAGCGGGATGTGCGGGTTGCCGTCCACCTTCTTCGCGCCGGCATGGATCAGGGTGTATTTTCGTCCCTCGGCCTGGTCCTGAGCGCTCTGGTCCACATGCACGGCGATGACGCCGACCGAGCCCACCTCACCGGTTTGCGTCACGAACAACCGGTCCGCGACAGCCCCAACCAGAAACGCCGCCGATAGTGCCTGTTCCCGGGCAATGGCCCAGAGCGGCTTGCCTGTCTCGGCTTTCAGCGCTGCCAGGCGATCGACGAGATCGAACAGCCCCGCCACCTCGCCGCCGGGGCTGTCGATCTCCATCAGCACCGCGCGTGTGCCGGGATCGGTGAAGGCCGCCTCGGCTGCGGCGACAATGTCGTCGTAAGAGGCAACCCCGAACATCTCGGTCAGCCAGTCGCCGCGCTGCACCAGCGGGCCAAGGATGGGCAGATGCCCAATGCCGCCCTCCAGCATTTGCCAGCCGGGGCCGGCAACCTGTGGCGCCGGCGTTTCGCCCAGAAGCGCCTCGACGGCGCGCGGGGCCAGCGCCAGCGGGCGGGCGGCCAGCCGGCGGGCAAGCAGGTCGATTCGGGTCATGGATTCGTGGTATCCGTGGTATCGCTCGGGGCATCGACCAGCTGCGCCGCGCCTTGCGCGGGCGAACCGGGACGCCGGAAGTCGAGGCCGAGTTCCGCCTCGCGCGCCCGGTCGGCGGCGATCTCGGCATCCACTCGGTCGGCGTCGTACCCGCGCTGGGCCATGGCCATGGACCGGCTCTTGAGGCCGGCCTCGATCTCGGCAACCTCGGCCGAGATGTCCTTCAAGGGATCGACCCAGTCCCACTTGGGCGGCAGCCACTCGGACTTGAGCCATGAGCGGCGGGTGGCGGCGTAGTCCGGCAGATCGAGCGCGCCTGCCATGACGCCCGTATCCATCCACCGCGCCCAGACCGGCTTGCACAGCTGGTGGATCAGCACCCGGTGCTGCCAGGCCGAGAGCCGCCGGCGGAACTCGATGATCGAGAGGCGCGAGTTGGCGAAGTTGGCTTTCGCAAGATCGTTGGACACGTAGGAATAGGGCACGCCCAGCGCCGCCGAGACCTGCAGCAGCGTCCGGTACTGGAACGGCTCGTAGGTCGGGCCAGAGTCAGGCGGCGAGGGTGTCGCGATCTCTTCGCCCGGATCGAGCCGCACCACCTGTCCGGGCTCGACGGCCAATGGCTCGTCGGGCGAATCCAGTGGGGCATCCACCTGCGGCGAAGTGACAAAGAGGGCAAACATCGAGCTGACCTTCTTTCGCTCGAGCTCGGCATCGTCGTACTGATCAAGAAAGAACAGCTTGACGATGGCGGGCGCAAAGCGCGAGACGCCACGAACCTGACCGGCTTCCACCGGGTCGATCACGTGGATCACTTCTGATGCCGGCACGCGGACCTTCTCCCCGGCCTGGCCGGGATCGGTGACATCGCCCGGATGGCGGCGCAGGAAGTGGTAGGCGACGCGGCGCCCGATGGGGTCGAACTCCACCCCCTGCCGGATCATGCCACCGCCGGGCAGGTCGCGGTTGTCATCAAGTGGCAGCATCTCGGCCGGGATCATCTGCAGCTGCAGGGGCGCCGACAGGCCATCCTGCGGCAGACGCGGACGAAAGCGGAAGAACACCTCGCCCGCGAGGAACAGCTCGCGCGCGGCCCGGCGCTGCAGCCCGTAGAAATCGGTCAACCCCTCGGCATCGGCTTCCGCCACTCAGTCCTGCCACAGCGCCTGGATCGCGGCCTTGCCTCCCTCGTCCTCGACCTTGGAGGTCGGCTTGACCCCGTCGCCCACCGCGTTGCCGGTCCAGCTTTCCAGCGCATTCAGCGCATAGCCGTTGTTCCGAACCAGCCAGCGGGCCCGGGCGGTAATGGTGGGACCCGCCTGCGCGATCAGCGTGTTCACATGCGCCCGGCTGGCCTGGAAGCGCAGCAGGCGTCGGCCCTGTAGCCCGGCCTCGAAGCCGCCGATGAAGGCCCCGATCCGACGGCGCAGACCCGTCATCACGGCCATGTCAGAGACCCTTCGTGGCGGTGACGCGGGTCACGCGGCGGTTCGGATTGGTGCCGGTTTCGGCCGCAATGCGGGCTTCCAGATCCGTGATCACCTTGGCCATTTCGGCATCGGAACCATAGGTCACGGTCTTCCCCTCGTAGCTCACCGACCGGATGCCCCGGAACCTGGCGGCCAGCAGCGCGTCCAGCTGCGCCTGCATCTCGGATAGCGTCATCGCTTACCTCATCATGTTCGGCGTATAGACCCGCCGCTTGCGCCGCGGGGTGCGCGGCTGGCCGGCCGTCGGCTCTGGTTTTGGCTCCGGGGCGTCGAGAATCGGAGCTTCCTCGTCCTCCCGCGCAATCCCCACCTGCGCCTCCAGCGATTGCCAGGTGCTTTTTGCCCAGCGCTCGGCGCCGAACAGCCAGGCGGCGGCGCGGGCATAGACCCGGCAGTCGAGCGCCTCGTTGCGCTCGCGCATCTTCTGCCATTCCATTTTCGCGAAGCCGCGCCGGTCGCGCCGGGTCGCCAGCTGCTCGGCGGTCAGCTGCTTCAGCCACTCGCTGTCGATCCACTCGGGCAGGTGGATGGAACCGGGCGGGAAGCCCTGGCCGGCATCGATGTCCTCATCCGTTGGTCGCTGCAGGCGCAGGAAGCGGTAGGTTTCCGACTTGAACACCGCCGTGGCGATGGTCCAGAGCTTCGCGCCCCGCCGGATGCGCTTGCCGCCCTCGGTGGCATCGACAAAGGTCGGGCCCGTTACGGGGGAGGCCCGGTTGAACCCCTCGACGCCCTTCACCGGAGCGACCTGGGCACCAGTCTGCTGGCGGGCCCAGCTGTAGACGGCCGCAGACTCGTACCCCGTGTCGATCGCCAGCTTGCCGATCTGCATCTGCGCGCCGTTTTCGTGGGGCCAGGTCCGGCCAAGAAGCGCGCTCAACTCCTGCCAGCAAGCTGGTTCGGCAGGCCCGCCCTCGATGACGACGTGATCCACCAGCCAGCTTTCCAGGCCCCGCCCCCAGGCCCAGACATCGACCTCGATGCGGTCCTTCTGCACATCGGCCCCGGCGGTGAGGAACAGCCCGCGCTCCGGCACTTGACCCGAAGCCCAGCGCTCGCGGCGCTCGTAAAGCCGCTGCCAGTCCGGCGCCTCGCCGCTTTCGGCCCAGGTCTCGCCCAGGATGGTGTTCTTCAATGTCTTCAAGGCGGAATCGTTGCCCTTTGCCTCTTCCCACTTGCGGGCAATGGCGGCCCAGCTCAGCCAGCCCAGCGGGGAGTAGAGACCGTTGATGTGGAAGCCGATGATGCCGGCGGCTTCTGCTTTCTGCCTGGTCTCCTCGTCGGCCGTGGCTTGCCAGCAGGCGCCGTTTTCTTCCGCCATCATCTGCGTCTTGAACCGCTCCTCGATCGGCTCCTCGCAGTGCTCGCAGATGTAACGGGCTGTCTCCGGCCTGCCCTT